CGTCGACGCGCAACTGATCGAGCAACTGAAGTGGACGGCGGAAACGGTGTGTTCGTGCTACCACGTGCCGCCGTACATGATTGGCGTCGGCCCGCCGCCGCCGTACGCCAACGTCGAACCACTCCTGCAGCAGTACTACTCGCAGTGCCTGCAATCGCTGCTGACCAATTTCGAGAAGAGTCTCGACGAAGGCCTGGGCATCCTCGAGCCGGTCAACGGCACGACGCAGTACGGGACCGAATTCGACATCGACGATTTGATCTGGATGGACACGGGGACGCGCGTCAAGGCGGCGGCCGACTCGATTACTGGCGGCTTGTCGTTCAACGAAGTGCGGAAGAAGTATCACGGCGTCGGGCCGGTCAAGGGCGGCGAGTCGCCGATGACGCAGCAGCAGAACTTCAGCATCGCCGCGCTCGCGGAGCGGGACGCGAATGATCCGTTTGCGAAGCCGAAGCCAGCCCCCGCAGCGGCGCCGGCCGCCGACCAACTGCCGCCCGGCCAGGTTGCCGCCACCGCGCGGCATTACCTCGCGAAAGCGTTGGCGGCATGACGGAAGACGACGTCGCCGCCATCATCGAGGGGATCGCCCCCGTCGTGCGCGACTTCGTGCGGGACGTCGGCGCCCAGGCGGCTGCCGAGATTGCCGCGCTCAGCGGGCGGCTGATGGTCGCGGAAACGCAGCTCGCCGCGGTCGTCGAGGGCGTCTCCCCGATCAGCGCGCTGCGCGAGCGGCTCGCCGTGCTCGAGACGCGGGCACCGGTGCCCGGTCCCCCGGGCCCGCCCGGGCGTGACGGCGTGGACGGCGTCGGGTTCGAGGGGCTCGGCGTCGAGCAACGCGACGATCGGTCGTTCACCATCACGGCCTCGCGTGGCGACTGCGTCAAAGAGATCGGGACGGCGCGGTTTGCGGCCGACATCTACCGCGGCGTCTGGGCGGATGGCCGGACGTATGAGCCAGGTGACGGCGTGACCTGGGCCGGCTCCGAATGGCACTGCCACACGCCCACGGCGACGAAGCCTGGCGAGGGGTCGAAGGCGTGGACGCTGAAAGTCAAGCGCGGCCGCGATGGCAAGGACGGGAAGGACGGCCCGCCGGGGCCGTCCGGGGCCCCCGGCCGCGACTGGCAGCAGGTGTACGACGCCCAGAGGCGGCGATAACCCGTGGCGATGTTCGTGACGCTGGATCAAGCCAAGCGGCGACTCCGGTTGCTGGTGACCGATGACGTCGACTTACAGGATCTCATCGACCAGGCCGAAGCGCACATTCTCGAGTGGTGCAGCACGACGCCACGCGCGAAAGCGATTGCCGATGCCTGGACGCCGGAAACCGTCCCCAAGACGGTCGTGCTCGCGATTCTGGTGCAGACGGGCGAATTCGATCGTTTCCGCGGCGATGACGTGGACGGACCGGTGCGTCAAGAGGGCGAGGAGCTCTCGATCACCGTCCGTGAACTGTTGCGCGCCTATCACGATCCGGCGGTCGCATGACGCCGCGGGTGCCCGCCGGCCGCCGGATCCATCGCTTAACCGTGAGCAATCCCGGCGAGGAGATCCCCGATGGGATGGGTGGCTATACGACGGTGCCGGCCATCCTCGGCGACGTGAACGGCGAAGTGATCCCGGCGACGGTGCGCGATATGGAACGCTCCGTAGGGGTGGCCGTCCAAGCCACGGCCTCGCATCTGGTGACGATCCCGTACCTCGCCGGCGTCACCGTCGCGAGCACGATCGTGTTTCACGACGGCGGCCGCGATCGGGCCTTCACCATCAGCGGCCTGAGCGATCCCGACGAGCGGCACATTCAACTCGTCTGCGCGTGCGAGGAGGTCCTATGAGCGTCCGCGTCCTCCTGCAAGGCAACAACGAACTCCGCGATGCGCTCGGCAAACTCCCCGAGGCGCTCAATCTCGAGGCGCGCGCGATCGTCCGCACCGCCGCCGAGACGACCGCCGCGCAGTTGCGATCGGTCTATCCGCAGGGCGGCACGGGCGCGATGCGCCGTGGCGTCAAGGTGACGACGCGCGATACGACCACGACGGTGTCGGCCAAGGTCCGCAGTACCACGGACGAGGCCACGTATTGGGAGTACGGCACACAAGTGCGCCGCACGAGTCAAGGGTTCAACCGCGGCGCGATGCCGGCGGCGACCGGCCGCGGCTTGATCAGCCTCGCGCAACGCAACCGCCGGCGGATGCTCGACGAGCTCGTGGCGCTCGTCCGCGAAGCCGGCTTTACGGTGACGGTGACGCCGTGAGCGATTCGAGCAAGATCGAGGCGGCGATCTTTACCGCGCTCAACGATCCGACGCTCAAGACGCTGTGCCCCGATGGCGCCTGGTGGAATGCCGCGCCGCAAGGCAAGACGAAGTTTGTCGTGGTATCACTCCCCACCGCCGGCGAGGAATACGAGCAAGGGCGTACCGCCTTTGAGCAACCGACGTATCTGATCAAAGCCGTGGCGAAAGAGTCGAGCACGGCGACCGTAGACGCCGCGGCGGCGCGCATTCGCGTGTTGATCGAGACGCTCCAAGCCGCGACCGGCTATCACTTGATGCGCGTGCAACGCCTCGAGCGGGTCAAATATGCGGATCCCGATCCCGTGGATGCGGCGATCCAGTGGCAACACGCCGGCGGCCTCTACGAATTTCTGGCGGAGCCCGTGTAATGCATCCCGCGGCCTATCGGTTCGTCGCCGCGATTGTCAGCGCCGGCCAGGTGCCGCCCGGCCTGGTCGTCGAGCTGGGCGGCCGGGACGTCAACGGCTCGATCCGCGGGTTGTTCTGGGGCAGCTATGTCAGCGTCGACCTGGCGCCCGGGCCAGGCGTCGATGTCGTCGCCGATGCCGCGACCTATACGCCACCGGCGCCGGCCGCCTGCGTCGTCTGCTGCGAAGTGCTCGAGCACGCCCCGACGGCGCCGGCGATTGTCGCCAATGCCGCGGCGATGCTGCAGCCGGGTGGCTTGCTCATCGTGACGGCCGCGGGGGACGGCCGGGCACCGCATTCGGCCGTCGATGGCGGCCCGCTGCGCGACGGCGAGTATTACGCCAACGTGACACCGGGCGACGTCGGCGGCTGGTGCGCGGGCCTCGAGCAGGTGCGCGTCTGGACCAATCGCCGGGCCGGCGACATCTACGCGACGGCGAGGAAACCGGCATGAAGCTGCTGGTCGTGCATCCCGGCGCCTCCTGGTCGACGGCCGACGTCGAGGACGGCCTGCGCTACGGCCTCGAGCAGCACGGCGTCGAGGTCATCCGGTACCGGCTCGACGTCCGCATCGAACGGGCGGCGAGCTGGCTGAAAGCGGCGTGGCGCCGGGCGGTGAAACACGATCCGGCCCTGCTGGCGCCGACCGTGGGCGATGTCTGCTACCTCGCCAGTACCGACGTGCTCGCCGTCGCGCTGCGCCATCAAGTCGACGTGGTGATCGTCCTGTCGGCGATGTTCTTCCATCCCGACGTGATCATCCTGATGAAGCGCGCCGGGCTGACGGTGGCGGCGCTGTTCACCGAGTCGCCGTATGACGGCGCGCAAGAAGCGACCCTCGCACCGCTCGTCGATCACTGCTGGACCAATGACCGCGTCAGTGTCGGCCCGCTGGCCGCGGCGGGCCCCTCGTGCCGCTACCTGCCGCACGGCTGGCATCCGCTGCGGCATCGACCCGGGCCGCAGCCGGGCGACGACCTGCAGCCGGCGCACGACGTCGTCTTTGTCGGCTCGGCCTTTCCCGAACGCGTGACCTGGCTCGAGGCCGTGGATTGGACGGGGATCGATCTCGGCCTGTACGGCCATTGGGACGGCCTCGCGCGGCGCTCGCCGCTGCGCCGGTTCGTCAAGGCCGGCACCGTGGCGAACGCGACGGCGGCCGCGCTCTATCGCCGGGCGGCGATCGGCCTCAACCTCTATCGCCAGGCGCCCGGCGCCGAGTCACTGAATCCGCGCGCGTATGAACTCGCCGCCTGCGGCTCGTTTCACCTGAGCGATGCCCGCGCCGAAGTGTGCGAGGTGTTCGGCGACCTGGTGCCGATCCTCGACGATCCGGCCGAGGCGGCGCGCGCGCTCCGCTACTGGCTGGCGCATCCGATCGAGCGCGCCGCGGTCGCGGCGGACCTCCCGGCGTGTGTCGCGTCGGCGAGCTGGACCTCTCGAGCGGCTTCGGTTCTGGAAGATTGCCGCGCCCTCACGAACAGGAGTTTGAGCCATGCCGAAGTACGCCGGGAAAGACGGAGTCGTCTACATGTCGACGACGGGCAGCGGAGTCGCCACGGTGATCTGCCTGTCGAAGTGGTCGCTGAATATGGCGACGGAGAAAATCGAGACCACCAGTTTCTGTGATGCAAACCGCACCTACGTGGCTTCGATGAAGGACCTCACCGGGAGCCTCTCCGGCTTCTGGGATGCGGCCGACGACAAGCTGTTCCTGGCCGCGGACTCGGTCGACGGCATCAAGCTGTATCTCTACCCGACCAAGAACGTGCCGACGAAGTACTGGTACGGCCCGGCCTGGCTCGATGCCTCGATTGAAGTGGACATCGCGGGCGCGGTGACGATGGAAGGCTCGTTCAACGCCAACGGCTCGTGGGGCCGCCTGTGAAGATTGCCGGCGTCGTCGCCGAGGTGCGCTGGGTCTACTACACGGCGGCCACGCTCGGCCGGTGGGAACTCGACGCAGGCACGTTGCACGCGCGGATGGTGTCCGCGGATGCGTACCGCCTGGCGCAGCGGCCGCTGACGCTGGTGATTCCGAAACAAGGCCGGCCGTGGGAGTGGCCGATCACGGACCTCGCCGTGGTCGGCGAGCATCTCACCGCGCACGTCACCGTCACCGATCAGGTTCCCGTATGAGCCGCTGTCGCTTTGTCCAACCGAAGATTGTGCGCCTGCCGCTGAGCGAGGGCCAGTGGATCGACGTCAAGCGGGAACTGTCGTACGGCGAGCAGACCGACATGTTCGCGTCGATGCGCAAGCAGTTCGGCGCCGGCACGGTGCCGGTGCTGGACGCCACGCAAATCGGCCGGGCGCGTATGGGCACGTATCTGCTCGCCTGGTCGTTCGTCGATGCGGAGGGCACGCCGGTGCCGGTGAGCCTGCCGGCGATCAACAACCTTGACACCGAGACGGCGCGCGAGATCACCGCGGCGCTCGAGGCGCACGAGGAAGCGATTGAGCAGGAAAAAAAACGGTTGACCGCCGCCGCCTCCGCAACGAGCTCGTAATGTGCCGCTACATGGGCTGGACGCTCGAAGACTTGCGCCGGCTGGCGCCGGAGGAAGTCGAGGAAGTGATCCAGTTGATCACCGCGGAGCGCGACCCTGATGGCCGTTAACGCCACGTTCAAAGCGGACTTTTCCAACTTCCTCCAGGCGATCGACCAGGCCGAGATTGCGCTGGTGGATTTCGGCAAGGGCGCGAGCACGGTTGAAAAGCAACTCAATCGGATGGTTGACAACTTCAGCGGCCGGAAGCTGATTCAGGAAGCCTCGCTGCTGACCATCGCGGTGGAAAAAGCCGGCGGCGTCGCCGCGCTGACCGCGAAAGAACTGCAGGTGGTCGGCGCTAAAGCGAACGAGGCCGCCGAGAAAATGCAGAAACTCGGCTATGAGGTGCCGAAAGGGTTGCAGGATCTCGCCGATGCGACGAAGAAAGTCGAAAGCGGGATGTCGGGGATGAGCAGCGCCGCGGCGAGTTTCGTCGGGAACCTGGCGGCGATGGCCGCGCAATTCGTGATCAGCCATGCCCTGGAGTTCGGCAAGGCCATCCTCGAGGATGCGTCCACCCTGAAAGACCTGAGCCGGCAGACGCAAATCTCGACCGATGAACTCCAGGTCCTCGCGAACGCGATGGCCGATTCCGGGGTGGATGCCGAGGAACTCGGCCGCGGCATGTTTAATCTGAGTAAGCGCATCGCCAAAGGCGATGACTCCGTCGCCGCGGCGCTGCAGACCATGGGCCTCTCGCTCGATGAAGTGCGGAGCCAGGAGGGGCAGGAACTGTTTCTCACGATCGAGAAAGGGCTGGCCAAGCTCCAAGGGTCGTTGCGGGATGAAACCGCGGCGACGTTGTTCGGCGACAAGCTCGGCATGGCGATGGCGGGGGCCTCGACCGACATTGAGAGCACGATGGCCAGCGCGCAGCAGCTCAATCAGGTGTTGTCCTCGGAAAGCATCGACGCGCTCGACACCTTCGGCGAGTCGATCGAGAAGGCGACGCACAGCCTGTCGTTGATCGCGGCCCAAATGGTGGGCCCGGTCGCGCAAGGCTTCAACGTCGTCGTCGACGCGGCCATGCAGGGGGCGTCGAAGTGGGAGATCTTCAAGGCGATGCTGGCCGACGCCGCGGCGAGCGTGATGCCAGGCGCCGGGAGCAGTGCGACCAATCTCGCGACGCTGCTCGACCATCTGAACCAGCAAACCGCGGCGAACGAGGCCGCGACGAAAGCGGCGACGGTCGCAACCGCGGCCTGGCAAGGCCCGATCAATCAAACGGCCTCGGCACTCAAAAAAGCCGAAGCCGCGGCCAAAGCCGCCTCGGATGCCCTGAAGCCCTACCAGGCGGCGCAGGAGGCCATCAGCCTCGCCGGCACGGGATGGGTCAAGATCCTCGACACGATCAACGGCACGGTGGTCGAGGGGATCAAGTACTACCTGGACCTGGGCGTCTCACAAAAGGACTTAGCGGCGCTCTACGGCGTCAGTGAAACCCAGGTCAAAGCCGTGGCCGCGGCGATGAAAAACGACGAGGCGGCGACACAGATGGCGACGGACGCCAAGAAACGCCACGCCGAGATCCAGGCGATCATGTTGAAGGCGACCAACGACACGGTGGTCGCCAAACTCCAAGAGACCCAAGCCCTGAAAGCTGCCGCCGATGCGGAACTCGCCGCGGCGCTCCAGGCCGAGGAGTGGTGGTCGAAGAAAACCGAAGCCAAGAAAAAGGATACCAAGGCGACGGAGGAGGCGACCAAGGCCACCGGCGTCTACATGAACCAGCTCCATATGCTGGTCGACGATCCGAAGCTCGCCGCGTTCTTCGGCGGCAATCCCGTGGCGACCACGCTCTATAGCGGGGGCCACGGCGGGCTCACGCCGGAAGAGGCCGCCTCCATGGCCGCGGGCATCTTCATCAATGCCGCGGTCGGCGGCGAAAAATTCTGGGGCACCTCAGGCCGGTGGGGCGGCGGCGGCTATCCCGGTCGCGCCGGCGGCGGCCCGGTCTCGGCCGGTCAACCCTACATGGTCGGTGAGCAAGGCCCCGAACTCTTCGTGCCGAGTCACAGCGGCCGCATTGCTGCGAACGGCGGCGGCCTGACCGTCGTCAATACGTTCCACGTCAACGGCACCGCGCAGGATGTCGCCCGCCAGATTGCCGACGTCCTCAACCGCCAGGTCATGCAAGGGCGCAAGCTCTCAGGCAGCTGATGCCCTATCAACCCGCGCTCCTTGGCACCGCCCGCCTGAATAACTTCCGGCTGAACTATCTGCCGGCCGGCGTCGCCCCGATCCGCGAAACGCGCATCCTGATCTACCTCGATGGCGTGCTCGTTCGCGACCGGGTGCGGCGGGGCAGTGTGACGATTCACGACGTGCTCAACGATGTGCCGAACACCTGCCAGTTTGCGATCGGCGGCACGCCGGCGCCGGAACCCGGCATGCAAGTGCGCATCACGATCAACACCAACAGTCCGCGGCTGCTGTTCAACGGCACGCTCGAAACGGCGGCGCTGACCTACCAAGGGAAGCCGGCCAACACCGTCTATGCCTGCAGCGCGACCGACGACACGATGCGGGCGGACAACCGGCGCCCGTTTGCCTATTACCAGACGGTGTCGGCCTCGACCGTCGTCACCGATCTGGTGGCGCGGTTTGCGCCGGGCCTGACCGCGACGCATGTGCAAGCGGACCTGCCCGCGGTCACCGTGGCGTTCGATGGCACCGAAGGCTTCAACGGCTGCCTGCGCGCCATTGCGAAAATTGTCGGCGCGTATTTCTATTGGGAAGACGGCGCGCTGCATTTCTTCCTCGACGAACCCACCCAGGCGCCGGACCCGTTGACGCCAACGACGCCGACGCTGTCCCTCGAGCCGCCGATCGCCTCGACCGTGGACGACTCGCAAATCCGCACGCGCGTCTATGGGCGCGGATGGGGGACCACGTTGCTGGCGGATCTGGCCGCGGGTGAATCGACGCTGCCGGTCGCGAATAGCACGCTCTTTACCGCCGGCGGCGGGGCGGTGATTGTCAGTCGCACCGCCGATGGCTCGCCCACCGATCGCCTGGCGTATACCAGTCTCATCACGGACGGGCCGGGTACGATCGTCGGGCCGGGCGTCACCCCCACGGTGGCGCCGGTGGCGACCGCGGTGGCGGGGGCCGGCCTCGGGCTCGGCACGTATCGCTATGCGTTTACGTTCGTCACCGCCAGTGGGGAATCGTTGCCGAGTCCGGTCGGCATCGTGGCGACGAGCGGCGGTGTCGTCAATCCGACCGGGAGTGTCACCGTCCGCAATGATCCGACCGGCAGCCCCTTCTATCCGTATATCAGTGGGGCCATGCCGATCGGGGAACTCCAGTACTACAACTACTCCTACAGCACGAAGGCGAGTTATGTCGACACGTCTGAGATGACGCTGATCTCGCCGAACTATCCGCCAGTCCTGACCACGGTCAGTAATAACGATCCGCTGAATCCGAGCGCCGCCGCGAATGTGGTGGTGACGATTCCCTGTTCGCCGGACCCGCGCGTGAAGACGATTTGGGTCTGGCAATGGACGTTTGCCGGCGGTAGTGTCTGGCGCGCCTACGAGGCGCTCGATAACATTGTTGGGACCGGGGTCGTCACGATTCGCGCGGCGACCACGGTCACGACGACCGCGACCCAGCCGTCCGCGAACACGACGCCGGGCGCGCAAGCGGTGACCGTGTCGGGCATCGCCCTGGGGCCGAGTGCGACGACGGCGCGCAAGCTCTATCGCACGCCCGTGAATGGCAGCGCGCTCAAACTGCAACAGACGATCGCGAACAATACGGCGACGACCGCGGTCACCGATACGACCGCCGATGGCAGTCTCGGCGCGGCGGCGCCCGCGGGCGATACGTCGGGTTTGCAGCAACCGTCGGGTGCAGTGCTCCCGGGCTCGACGTCGATCATCACGACGGGCGGCGCGCTGCCGGCGGCTGGTTGGATGCTGACGACGGGCGGGGCGGTGATTCGCTATACCGGCATCAGCGGCAACACCTTGACGGGCGTCCCGGCGACGGGCTCGGGCGCCATCATCACCGCCATTTCCTACGGCTCCGCGCTCGTCCCGGCGCCGGCGCTCGCGGGGGTGACGGGCAACACGATGCCGCTGCCCCGCGGCGCCCGCGTGCACATCTTCGTGCAACGCGATGACCCGGTGGCACAGGCGGCGGCGGCGGCGCGGGAGAGCACCGCGACCTATACCGCGGACGGCATCCATGAACACCTGATCGTGGACGAGCGGCGGGCGGAAGCCTCGCTGGCCGCCCGCTGCAATGCGGACCTGGCGCTGTTCTCGGCGCCGCTGGCGACCGTGTCGTATGCCTCGCGCGATGTGAAGACGAAGAGCGGCAAACCGATTGACGTCAACCTGCCGGCGCTGCCGATCGTCGCGACCCTGGTGATTCAGGATGTGACGATCAGCGAGCTGGATATTGCCGATGGGTTGGCGCCGCGGTTTACGACGACGGCCTCGAGTGTGAAATTCAGCCTGGAAGATTTACTGCGGCGCATGGCCGCGCTGTTGCCGGAGTAGCGATGGCGATTAACCGCGGGCCGTTCAATGCGCTGGTCGATGACGACGGGTCCAATACCGTTGGCTCGATCTGGAACAAGGCGGCGATTGCCGGCGTGCTCCTCGATCCGACCGATGCGGCACTGTTGGCGACGGTGGTCCCCCGCACCGATACGGGCACGGTCACCGATTGGGCGCCCGGGCTCAGCGGGACGACACTGATCCAATGGAGCGGTGTGAGCAATCTCGCCGTCAATACCCTGGCGGGGGGCGTGCGGGGGCAGACGGTGATCTTCAAAAATATCGGGGGCGCGGTGGCCTCTTTTGCCCATATGAGCGGCGCCGGGCTGGCCACGAATCGGTTCTATAACCTCGCGAAGTCGGCGGCAACGCCGGTGGCGCCGGATGGCTGGGCGACCTGGGTCCACGATGGCAATTTGTGGAATCTCATCGACCACGAACAGGGCGCGTGGATTACGCCCGCGTATTCGGCGGCGAACTTTACGGCGCTCGCGCCGATGACCTGGACCGTGGATGCCGCCGACGTGACCGCCTATACTTATCGGCTCTCTGGCCGGACGTTGTCGGTCGTCTGGTTTCTCGACACGACGACGGTGGGCGGCACGGGCACGTCACAACTCCGACTCAAAGTGCCGGGCGGCTTTCTCGTCGCGAAAGATACCGTCACGTTCCAGTATGCCTCGGATGCTGGGGCCCCGGGCACCGCCGGCTATGTGGTCGCGGGCCCGAATACCCCGAACCTCCTGATTCTCTGCCGAGATGCGACGACCAACACGAATTGGACCGTCGCGGCGAATCTGACGTACGCCCGCGGCACCATCACCTTTGAGGTGACCTAGCCCACGGAAATGGAGTGTTGTCATGAGTGTTGGTCTTCCGGTCACCAAAGACGAAATTGACAGTCGCGCCGGCGATACCGCCCGCGCCTTTCAGCGCAGTTTCGAGGACGTCTACACGATGCAGACGTATCTGGAGGCGACGCCGAATCCTGATCTCGTCGCGCTCGGCTACACCGATCAGGAAGTCGCGACGCTGAAAACCGCGTTCGCCGACCTGACGCAACTGTCGCAGATTTGGGCCGGGCTCGAAGCGCTGCCGGCGGCCAAGGATTTCCGCACCTTCGTGCGCCCGCTCTGGGGTGTCGGAGCTTTCTGAGCTGCGGGTCGGCGTCGTGTTCCTGCTGATCGTCGTCGGGTTGCTCGGCCTCGCCGGGTTCTTGACGAAGGGAGACGGATGATGGTCACCGCGCGTCTCTTGTGTCTCATCCTGGCGGCGGTGTGCTTCCTGATTGCCGCGAAACCGCCGGCCGGGATCACCGTCCGCTGCGAATGGCTCGGCGTGTTCTTCCTCGTCTTGAGTTGGCTGGTGACCTGATGGACAACTATTCGCAGGTGTTCGCCGAGACGCTGGCGCTCTATGAGTCGTGCTACGTGCCGGGCGACCAGGGCGACAACGGCAAGGGGCAGGTGTTGGTCCGCGCGGGCTACACCATCAACCAGACGATCAACCCGCGCGTCGGCTACGTCGCCAAGACCGGCGGCCAAACACAATTTCATGGCGTCGGGGTTGATGCACTCCATGATTGTGTCGACGGCACCGGCGCGGACTACCTCACCGACGAACTGCAGCCGGATGGCCGGCGCCTCATCAAGCTGGCCTACACGCCGTATCCGCCGCCGCCCGCCGGCAGCCCGCCGCCGACCAACTGGGTGCAGCCGACCGCGGCGTATCTCGAGTATCCCGGGCCGCTGGTGCTGAAAGGCACGGCGCCGCCGCCCGACGACGGCAAGCCGGACGGCTACCCCGAAGACGCCCCGTGGCCGGCGCCGCCAATCGAGCCCGCCTGGGCCGTCGCCGGCACCGAGGTCTACGGCTACGAGTGGTACGCGCAGATGGCCGCGAACGTCGAAGCGATCTATCTGAACCTGCTGTATCGCTGGTCGGACTTCAAAGGCGCCTGCAACTGGCTCAAGAACATCCGCGAGGACGACATGTTGCCGCAGGAGATGGTCGACGCGATCAAGGTGAGCGACGAGTACATGGCGCTCCATCCCGACGAATGACCCGCGATGAACCCGGCCGCCGCGCCGCCGCCCGATCCGACGCGCGAGTATCAGCAAGCGATGCTGGGGATCGGG